TCTATGATTTCATAATTAAATTTTTCTTGATTATAAACTTTAATCCGTTCTGTTAAATGATTAAGAGTATAATTATTTCCACGATTTGTAGAAATATCATCAGCAATATCATATAGAGTTGCTTGGGATTTATTTTCCCCCTTTCTTAGGACTCTTCCAATTGATTGGAGATTTCTGATTCTTGATTTACTAGGGGAAGCAAAGATAACATTATGTAGATTTCTAATATTAATACCAGTAGAAAAAGTGCCGTAAGAAGCAACGATGATGGCATTATTTTCTTTCTCCGTTAGAATGCGAATCTCTTCGCGGTCATTTACACCTACGCCACCATGCACAAGATAAACTGGTTTATCTGTGTTACTATTTATTAAATCGTATAAGGGCACTCCATGGCGATCAACATAGTTGAAAAGAACCAAAGTATTACCTTTTAAATCTTTTGCAAGGTTACGAATAAATCTATTTCTCCAAGGATGCTCAACTAAATAATCTATCTCGTTTTGATATCCTTCAAAGATCTTTTCTTCGTGTTTTAGTAAAACAATTTTTACTTTTAATCTGGATACATGTCCAGCATCCATAAGATCTTTTGTCTTGGTTACTTGGGAGCATCTACCAAATACACCTTCTAAAACTAGTTGATTAACATTAGTACCATCTAATGTTCCTGTAAACCCTATACGGTATTTACATTCATGCAGCTTAGACATCAGAGAAGTAAGAGATTTAGCTTTGAAAAGGTGAGCCTCGTCACCGATTACAACGTCAAAGCGATCAAACCATTTACGAGGTTCTTTGTAGATAGATTGCCAAGTGGTAATTACTACGCTGTGATTCGTGTATTTTTCTTGCCCCGCATATATACGGTGGCAATATTCGGACGCCATCCATCCATATTCCTCAAAGTCTTTATACATTTGCTCAACCAAAGAAGTGGTCGGCACGACGATTAATACATTTCTATTACTATTCACATGATAACGCACTAATGCATAAATCATCAGAGATTTACCAGAAGCTGTCGGTGATAATAAGAGTCTTCTATTATATCGTAGTGCCTCGTATAAAGCTCTATACTGATAATCCCGAACGTGATGAGGTAGACCCAGAGATTTTACGAAAGATGCTACCCCCTCAGGAGTAATAAATTCATTTTTTTCTTCTGGATGCCCAAAAAATTTAGAGTCTTCAAACTCATAAGAGTATCCTCTTTCCTTTGCCCAGTCTGTGAGATAACTTACAAGTCCACAGTAAATTTCTCCTGTACCTGGCGAGTATAATCTTATCCTTCCATCCCAACCTTTATATCTTTTATTTCTCTGCATGAATTTAGCAGATTCTACCTCAAAGGTAAAAAAGTCTGCTAATTCATAATTAATGTGTGGCTCTGTTGCTACTTTTAAATATACTTCGTTTTTCTTGCTAATGATAAGATCAGACATAAATCACATGCCATTTTTAAATTTCTCCCACTCAATAGCATTTTTGATTTGAAATGTCCTGTTGTTAATTTGTTTTAAGACGCTTTCCAAAAATACCAGAGTCTGATCTATGTATGCGACTTTGTAGCGAAGCTTTTTTATATCATCATCAGCGTCGATAAACATATCTATCTCATCTCTAGTTGTTAATTTGAGATCAAATGGCACTTCCTTATACACTGATGCTGGTGCTTTACCTTTGTAGTAAATCCACTTCTCTTTGACAAGAGTTTTCAATTCAAACTCTCTTTCTTTTTTCATTAGAGAATATGTATTAAAAAACTCCATATATCTCATATGGAGTTGTGGAATTTTTGTAGACTCTTCACAATACAAATCTCTATCAATTTGGCAGTCAATAGACCACATTTCTTGCAATTTCTCTAAATTCATAACCAAGGATCGGGAATTTTTATTTCGTGTTTGTACGTTTTTTCCAGTCGATTTTCATTGCTCCTAGAGCCCATGCCTCCGATAGACTCTTCGGACCTTGCTGTAATATTTTCTTTTGGTAATCTGTCAGTCGATTTTCCATAAGAGAGAGGTATTCTATTTTCCACTGTTGGTCTTCCATACATACTCTCTGTGGATCTATTAAAAGTAGCATAATTCCACAATCTTGTCAACCATTGCATAAACTCACCTTCTAGTTTGAGAATTTTTATTTCTAACCTCGTATAGAGTATATTTAAATGTTGTTGTTGCGGTAAAGAAATCATTATCAGATCCAGTAACATCAAATGCCAATGTTGATAATGATATTGGCCAAAGACCTTTAAATACAACGTCAAAATTAGCAACGTTATTATTATTTAAAATTTGTAGTGTGCCATCAGAATATCTATATTCCTGATTTTGTACAGTTCTATTTAATTCTTTAAATGTAACTCTCTCATCAATATCTTGTGGAGTGCCTAATGCTCGCATCCAATTGTGAATCTCCATATAGTTTGTCAAATCTTCATCGACAATAAATTCAATATTGAATTCACCATATGAAATATTTCCCTCCACTGGAATTGGCACCAATCCTCTAGTTGGAATAGAAATATCACCTAACGTAATAGTTGGGATTTCTGCTCTTTGGCAAAGAAAAGAAGCCTTCTTTGCTTTGTCTAGCGTAAATAAAAATCCTATTGGTGATAGAAAATTTCTATTTGTTAATTGTTGATCGTACCAACTTGTCATTTGATTTTGGATTCTCCACCTAATATTTAGGACAAAAAAAGAGGGGGTCCGAAGACCCCCAGCACTTCCTTCACACGATTTATTTAGATCACATGAGGTTCTTAACTTGTACTCTTCTGTAGTACTTGTTGCTGTTGGCGGTGAGAGCGCCGCTTCCCTGGGTGAGACCCTGAGCGAATGGGTTGGAAACCATACCGTAACGAGTCTTGAAGCCAATCTTGGGCTGGAAGGTGTCAGGGTTGATTGCACGAACCTGCTGGAGGGGCACATATGGGCAGTAGAAGAGACCTGCGTCATAAGGCGAGGTGCCCTTGTAACCGATAACATAGTAGTGCTTATCCGAAACGTTTGCCGAATAAGGATCAACATAAACCTTGATACGACCGTTGAGGGTACCAACTAGAGTCGAGGAGGTGTCATCAACACCAGCAAGACCATTGTTGCCTGCAAGACCAGGGGTGTAATCAAGCACACCAGCCATGCCGAGTGCCGAAGCAACGTCAGCAGAGCAGATGAGAACGTTGCCCTTGCCACGACGGGTTTGCTGCCCGATAGCGTTAGCATCACGCTCGATCTGGAATAGAAGTCCCTTGAACTTCTCAACCGACCAACGACCGTTGGAGTCAACGTCTAGGTCGAAGATACCTGCATTAGCAGTGTTGTTTTGAGCACCAGCAACAGCGTTAACGTAGATGGTACGGACAACTTCACGGTTGATCTCAGCAAGAATCTCAGTGCTAAGGATATTAGCAAGCTCTTGCTCAGCATCTAGACCATGAATTGCCTTGAGATCTTGTGCCATCTCGATGCTGTATTCTGCCTTGAGGGCGCGAGCGCGAGCGGTTACGGTAACCTTCTCGATGCTGAATCCCATTTCGCGGAACTCACTACCAGCGGTAGAGTCGTTAAGACCTTCAACAGTTGCAGTGGTCATGCCAGTTGCATCTGCGGTCTGCTCATAGGTGCCAGGTGATGAATCATTGAGTACTGCAGGGTTGTTGCCCTCAGCATCGTTGTTAGCGGAGCTAGAAGCACCAGGATCATAGGTGGTGCCGCCACCGCCAGAGAAACCTGCGTTGGGCTCGTTGAAGAATGCTTCATCGTAACCAGCAGCAGCTGGGTTGCGCTCGCTACCATAGTTGGTACGCATTGCGAAGATAAGTCCAGTAGGACCAGTCATTGGCTGCACACCAGCAACATCATAAGCGATGAGCTGAGGCATTGAGCGGCGAATTAGGCTGATTAGTACAGGGTCGAAACCTGCAACAGGACCAGTTGCGTCAGCAGCGCCAGTATATCCTGTGGTCTGTAGAGTCTCAGTGAGGATGCGACCTTCCTCAGCGATTGCTCTTTCTTGGTTCTCAAGAAGTTGTGCGACAACGCCTTTCTTATAGCTATCCTTGATTTCAGGGAGAGCATCGTGGTTAAGAACGGGTGCCCACTTTTCTTGGAGGGATGCGAATGCCATTTGTTGTGTCTCCGTTTAAAAAGTAGTTTTACGAATTAATCATTTAGACCACATCTTTAGTGCATCCACGTAACGCGACATGGTGCCAGATGTAGTTTGTTCTACAAGGGGTTGACTTCTGTCCTCGGTAGGATCTGTTACCTCAGTAACTGCCTTGCGAGTGAAGTATGATTCCTTAATAGTTTCGATTTTCTTCCGAAAATCTGCTTCAGTTTCAAACTCAACACCCTCTGCCAGAGAAGCTAGCTTCTCTTTTTGAGTCTCTGCAAGACCTGCAGCACACTCATACACGATTTCCATTTTCATATAGTCTCCCAACTGCTTATTCAGTTGGACGTTGGCGTCGATTTGCTCGTTGAGTTTAGCTTCCATCTCATCAAGCTCTTCAACCATACCGTCAAGTAGGTTGAATTTCTCTTCGGGCACACTCATGTTGTGCTCGATAAAGAGACCTTTTAGACCATCAAAGAATGACTCTGCAATCTCATTTTTGATACCATGCTCCACTTGGAGTGCATTTTCTTGCATCCACTGTGTAGCAACATAAGATAGATAGTCATCAACCTTTTCGGCCAATTCTGTTTTGATTGCTTCTACTTCTTCAGCAAAAGCAGATTCAAATGCTTCGGTTAGATCCTTAACTTCTGCATTAACACGCGAAGTTACTGCCGCTTCAAAGATCGTTGCGGCACGCTCTCTGAATTCTTCTGAGAGCTCTTCACCAGCGACAAGAGCGTCAACATCCTCAGTAAAGTCATACTGGGTTTCTGCAATGACTTCTTCTTCATCGGTTTCTACGTCCTCCATTCTAGCGGATGCTGCAGAAGGTTTAGTAGAAAGGGACTTACTACCTTCATGCTTCACTGCACCAGCGGCAGAAGCACCAGCATTCTTAGTGCCCTTTGCACCTTCCATAGAATCTGTAGTTACATCGATAACTTTGTTAGCACCACCTTTAGAGGTGTCAATTTTTTCACCAGGCTTGGCGTTCTTGGTCACTACGTTATTAGCTTCATCTAATTCCATTTCGTATGATTCTAGTGACTCAAGCTCCTTGTCGAGGGATTCAGACATTTGATCTTCTCCGTTAAGCATTTACTGTTGTCTATGTTTATTTATAAATTACAAACTCTTCAAAAATTTTTGAAACGCGGAAATTTTGCGCTCTTGAATATTGATAAGAGTTGCGGCATCTAACTCACGTTTAATTTGAGATACATGAGCTTCTTTTAAGATGCCATTGTCCCACACCCACTCTTTTCCTTCCATAATTCCATCAACAAATGCATCAGGAGCAGAAGGATCTGCTACAATATCAGCAGCAGTGGCAAGCATGAAGTCATCAGCAACAACGTTGCAACCTTCTTGCTTAATTAGAGATCCCATTCCACGGGAAGAAACCCCCAATCTAATACCCTCATCGAGTAAATTCTTAGCGATATTACCCATAGGAGTATCGAGAATTTTTGCCTTACCAATGAAGTTATTGCCTTCTTGATTTAGACTCATAATTTTGTGGGATACGCGATCTAGATTAATTGTTGGACCATCAGGATGTCCCAACTCTCCTAAAGCACGACCTTTTTGGATGTAATCGTTATCGTATTTAGCAACTTCTCTCGATAAAGTGCTAATTTTATACATTCTGTTATTGCGGTTTTTCATTTCCGCTTGAAGAAAAACTCCTTCAATGTAGTACTTTTTCTTCCCTTCTACTTCTTCTGAGATAAACTCAACATAAGTTACCTCTTCACTGATAAGTTTCATCGGATTCTTCCTCTTCTGTGGTGTCTAGTTCTTCTGGGGGATCATATGGCATCCGACCATCAACTTCAACATCCTCGGGGGATTCATCACCAGTTGGTAACTCGTCGGCAAGCTCATCCGCAACTTGTTGTGCGGTATCTTCCAAATCAAAACCCATGGTCTTTGCAAATTCCAACTTTTGTTGTTGAATTAAATCATAGGTATATGAAGAAAATGCATCATTGGCGGCATCTAAAGCACCTGCTTTATCATCACCAAAAATACGATTAACAATTTCTTGTGCAATATCAGAAGGCATAATATGATAATATAATTACTTAGTTATTTATTTATTTAGAATTCTGCTCTTTTTACATCTGCTGGGTCAATTTCTGGAGTTTCTTCAGCAGTTGAAGCTGCAGGTAATGCAGCAGCAGATTGGTCAATCGGTTGTCCAGTTGCAGGATCTACCGCATTTGGATCTACAATCGTACCATCATTCATTTCTTTATCAATTTGTTTATCAATCTCTTTTATTTCAACATCAGTCTGTTTTAAAATCTGACGACGAATATATTCTGCGGAGAAGTATTTACCTACATAAGGATCCATTGCACTAACTAGATTTAGTCTTTCTGTGCGAATCTCAGTCTCTTTTAATTCTGAGAAATAATTATCAGCAACATAATCAAACTGAATATGTTCTTTAATATCTTCCCATTCTTCCATGGAAATGATACCTTTAAGAATTAATTGAGTTCTTAGAAGATCTGCAAATAATTCAGAAAAACGTTTTCTTAAACGCGCAATAAATTTTTGAAATTTAACTTCATCTCTGGTAATTTCTGCAGCGCGACCAATATTAAAAGTTGTTTCCGTTTCTAATCTTGAAGATGGTACGTTAAGTGCTTTATAAAGTTTCTTTTGGAAATACTTAACATCTTCTAATTCTCCAAGATTTTGTCCGCCTGGGAGTGTAGTGATTTCAGTCCCTCTACCACCTTCACGGCGAGGTAGCCAAAAATCTTCAAGCATTGACATAAACTTTTTATCGTCTTTAATTTCTCCAGTGTTTGCATCGTATACAAGTTTATTACGATAACGACCCATCACTTCGCGGAGATATTGCTCTGCTTTATTTTTGGGTAAATTACCAACATCGATATAAAAAATTCTACGCTCTGGAGCACGAGACAATCTGTAAATGACCAAAGAGTCTTCGATCATGCGGAGTTGATTTACTGCTTTAATTGCTTTATGGAGATGTGACAACACCATATTTGCATTTAAATCCTGAATGCCAGAATGCACGTAGCAAATAGAATCTGTAGCAATTTTTAATCCTTGAGTTGTAGAGTTTTTCAATCCTTTTGGATCATATAGGTAATAATCTACAGATTTTGTAGTTAGAGCTTCATTGATAGCCAAACCTCTTAATTGCTCTGGTCTCTTTTGCTCATGCTCAGTGACTTTTCTAATTTTTCTAGGATCAATATAACGTAACTCAATCAATCCCTCTCTAGGATTATCTGGATTAATAACCTTGTGGTAAAATAGTCTACCATCTACATACCAACGACGAAAAATTTCATATGATCTATTATCAAAATCCAAAAGTCTTAGGATCTCATGAAACTCTTCTCTAATTAATTTTTTAATTTTATCAGAAACTTTGAGATTTGATAACTCAACTTCTACTGGTACATCATCAAAGTTTCCGCAAATAGTCTCATTGACGATATCATCTACTGCGCTATCGCACTCTGGTTGTAAAACCATATCTCTATAACGAGAGATAAGTTGATATTCGTTTCTTACGACACCATCAAAGTCAACAGAATACCCATAGTATCCCCCACCCGATACTGGTTGCGATCCATCAAGATCGTCTTTTTGCACGAAAGAAGGTCCCTTGGGGACCTTCTTTGCACGTTCCAATGAAAAACCAAACAGTTGTGACATTATAATCTAATTAAGTTACCCTGATATATTTATCAGGGTTAGAATTGGTGGGAATTACTTATTAGGTGCTTCGGGTGCCCAATATTGGACTTGTAACTCAACAGTAAATTCTTCAATAGCATCATTGTTTCCAAAGTCAAGATCAATAGCTGAAATATTGCTTGGGAAGACATTATAGAATC